TCAGCAAAGAGTTGCTTGGTGTACCGTCCCGCGTTGCGTGCGGCCTTCTTGTTGGATGTCACCTCGTCGCTGATATCTCTATCCTGCTTGGTCGCAGTCCAGACCTTGACCTTGGCACGCAGCAGGATGCCGCTCGTCGCCAACGATGTGATGTGTTCGGGCTTCTTCAAGATTTCCATGACATAGTTCTCCTAGTAGTTGTCCTGACAATGTCAGGATTTTGTTGGCCAAGCCTCGAAAAAATTAATCACTGTAACTATATTATAACTTAACTGAACTCTCATGTCAACAGGCTAGCGAATAAAAATGAACGCACCTGCACCCAGTAGTGCAGCCGCGAACCCGTGCATGAACCCTTGCTTGTACACAGCAGCGGCTATCCGTTTAAGTTTGTCCTCGTAGGTGGGCAGGAACTCCTCCGCGAACGCCTTGACCACCTCGGTCTCTATCTCGTCGCGTATCTGTTCCTCACGCATCTGCCGTAACTCGTCCTCGTCACGCTTCTGGTCGTCCCACCAGCGAGCCTGATCGTCGTGGAACCATTCCTCGTCTCTTGTCTTGCTCATGCCTCGTCCTCCTAGTGACTGCTGCCCCGACCGGGGCGGGTGATTTGGGCAAGTAGTGTCTTATCCGACACGACCATGTAGTTCGACTTGTGCATCGGCACTATCGTGTGCTTGACCTGTCGTGCCTCGCGCTCCCCGCAGGGTAGACAGGTATCAAATCCCGCCTTGTGTCTGCGTGGCTCGACTGGGGTGAACATGCCGTGGGTAACGCAAACTCTACAGAAACAACTCATATCGGCCTCCTCGCTGTGTGTCCTGACAATGTCAGGATTGGGTGGATTAGGTTGGTTGGTTGGTCGGCTTTGGTCTTGCTTCGCGCTTCTTCCACTATAGACTATATTATAACCTAACTGAACTCTCATGTCAAGGCGGGAAGCAAAATAATTTGCTTAGAAGTCATGTGTTTTTTTACGGGGGAGCGAAGCGTTTCAGCGTGGTATAAACAATGTCCTGACAATGTCAGGAAATGTGCGGTTTTTCAGCACCGTACACGCTAAGTGCTTGAATGTAATGGGGTAAAGTGGAAAGTGGTAATATCTTGTTCCGTTTGTACGGTATTTTGAAGTTGTTAAATAGAACAGGATAAGGTCAGTTTGATTGAACTTTAGAATATGTAAGTTATTGATTTTTATATATAATATATTTAAGAAGAAGAAGAAGAAGTAGTAAATGTTCGCTTGTTCCGTGATTTTGGGAATATAGAGGGCGGCGGGTAAAATCTAATTTTTGCGGAAATTTTTTGCACTTGCGAAACTTGTCAAATGCAGGGGTTTTCGCCCAAAGTGACCGTACAAGCGTACAAGCGTACAAAATGCCAATTTCGCTTTTACATTCAAAGACTTAGTTTGTACGGTGTTCAGTTATGTGTGAGTACAAATAGGCCAAAAAACGGGGTTTTGTTCTTTATTACAACCGCTATAATATAAGTTTTGGTCTCGAAAAGCCTCAAACTTCAAAGAATTCATACTTTAAACAAACCGATTCTCACGCCGTAATTGCTTAGGGCCCTGTCAGTACTCGTATGGTATAAACATTGTCCTGACAATGTCAGGAGGGATTGTGGGAGTTGTTATCGCTCAGTTTCAGCGTGGTATAAACAATGCTTCAGCCATTAGCCTTGGCCTTGACCATTGGCCTTGGCCTTACGCCTCGCCCCTTGGCGTAGGAACTGGTCTCCATAGAACTGGCTTCGTTAGAACTGGTCTCGCGTGGCGACCGGGCACAAAAAAGCCCCACCGGGCAGAACCCGATGGGGCGTGAGGAGCGTGGCAGACTAGAATGGTAGGTCTAACTGGGTCGGCGCGTCGACCCGAGCGTAAACAACGGAGAATTTAACGCAATTAGCCGCGAGTACCCCCATCAAGTAATCCGCTTGGGCGCGACTCGTGAACTCGTCGGTAAAGTCGCCGCATATTGAACTGTGATGTATGGTGTAGACAATCATTAGATGATGCTTCCTTAAAATTTCGCTGTGATTGTGTCCACCAGACGCGCCACGCGCCGTTCGGGGTGACCGTCATCAGCCCAATGCCGCCCAAAAACAAAAACGCATAATTCGCCGTCGCCGTCCTGTGTGGTAGTCCCGACTTGGAACATATAATCCGCGAGACCCTCGGCGGCGTATTTTTCCATCGCCGTCAGCATAAGTTTGTTAATCGTATCCATCTTGCACCTCTTCAAGTTAGATGAAGGGGAGCGGCTCGCGCCGCCCCCCCCCGTGATTCCTGACAAGTGTCAGGATTACTTCGCCTTGCGGGAAGCCCGCTTCAGCACCTTGTCAGCGAATCGGTCGCACTCGGCTTTGAACTCAGCATCCGAAAGAACCTCGCCGCCGTCAGTCTCCCAACGGTCGCGGGCACCCTTGAACGCCTTGTACAGGCCAAGGAGTTTAGAATCCAAAGCCTCCGGTCCAGTACCGCCGCTCGACTTGTCACGCTTCCAGAACCGGGACAACACTTGGTCTACAGCGTTCTTGATGACATCCCGCGAACCCTTCTCACCGTCAGGTCGCAACCCGTTTTCGACATTGCCCCGTAGCCACGCTTTCATGCCGCGAGGCGCGTCCTTCTGGCTCGGAAGTTCCGTCAAATCAGCGGACACCGCATACGCGCCCGTGATAGTGAAGTTCGCCGGGTGCGCCTCATCGACCGGCAGGTAATCGTCGCCCGACCCGACACGATGAACCGCGATGTCGTAATGCCCAGACTTGACCAACGCCGCGACCACGAGGGGGCGCATAAAAGCATCGATAGCCTTTCCACCGTCTGACTTCCTGTCAGTAATATCCAACTCAGCAGCAGTAGCCCGGAACCGCTTAACCAACGGCTTCCAACCGCGCTCCGCAGTGGCGAAGACCGCCGCGCCTTTCGTGGCAATCTCGGTCAGTTCGGACTGGACAGCAGCGGACAGATTGAACTTCGACATAGTATGTACTCCATTGAATCCTGACAGTGTCAGGAGTGACCGCGAGACCGTCGCGGCAGCGTGTCAGTTAGAACCCCAACCGACGATGCTATTATAGCACAGGTTGTCTGGTAATATCAACTGGCGAGGCGGCGCTGCGCGGCGCAACGCAAGCACTTGACCCCATCCCGTAATTTCGTGGCGACTGGCGCAAGCCCAAATCGAATCGTGAAAATTGGCGTACCAAGCCCCCACGGTGGGGGTATAGGCCGCTTATCGTTTACCTCCTGTCACCGACCTCTATACATTCAGTTCCACACAAACAACGTCCGTTTTTTGCCAACTTGACCCCCACCCCCTGTATATATAAACACCCCCCGGTACCAAATTTGGTACCATGCCAAGTTTTCCTATATATTGCGTAAAATATGGATGCACCGATACTTGTCCCCCTGATCGACGAAGCCATACCGCTACCAACTAATGCGGCTGAGGCGCTGCCTGATCTGTCTCGTGAACAAGAAATAGAGATGCGTGCGCGAACCATCAAGCTGATATCAGACTTGACGGGTAAGCCTCTCGTCCCATCGCAGGAAAATGTAGACGAAGCCAAAGAGCTTGCTCGTCAGATGATGGACGATCCCAAGAAGCGCATTGAATTCAGCAAGTACCCCAATGAAACGATGGCGTATTTGGCTGGGCTTATACAACAGAGCAACTGCTCGCTTGTCGATGAGCTGTCAGAGCTCAAAAATTACGTCATAAACAAGCTTGTATACGAGGTAGAGCACGCCACTAGCGGCAAAGAGCGCATTGCAGCGCTCACAAAGCTTGGCGAAGTAGACGGGGTTGATGCGTTTAAGCGGCGTACTGAGATGACCGTGCAGATAAAGCCCATCGAAGAGGTCGAAAAGGAGCTCATGTCGGTGCTTGATGGCATTGAGTACCGGGTTGTAGGCGAGAAAAGTGCTGCAACTGACGCCTAAAAACCTCGAAAAGCTGAAAAGCGCCCTGCCAACCATGCCGGAGAAGGAAAAACGGCGTGTTGCGGAGCTCTTGAAGCAGTATCAGACCCAAATCACGCAGAAATTGGGCAAAGATTCGTTCCTAGACTTCATCCAGCACGTGTATCCGGGCTACAAAGTGGGTCCGCACCACCACAAACTGGCCAAGATATTCGAGGACATAGAGGCAGGCAAAAAGAGAAGAGTCATCGTCAACATCGCCCCGCGTCACGGCAAGTCGGAGATGATCTCGTACCTAGCACCTGCTTGGTTCCTAGGCAAAAACCCGCAGAAGAAGGTCATCATGGCGTCCCACACTGCCGATTTGGCGGTGAACTTTGGTCGTCGGGTGCGTAACTTGGTCGGTTCGGAGTCTTACCGTGACATTTTCCCGCAGGTTGAGCTTCAAGCGGACAGTAAGTCTGCGTCTCGTTGGGGTACGAATTTTAATGGCGAGTACTTCGCTATTGGCGTTGGTGGCGCTCTTGCTGGCCGTGGTGCCGATCTCTTTATTATTGACGACCCTCATTCTGAACAGGATGCTAAGCAAGGTCGAGCAGATGTATTTGAGCCAGCATGGGAGTGGTTTCAGTCCGGTCCAGTCCAGCGACTGATGCCGGGTGGTTCGATCATCGTGGTGATGACTCGTTGGAGTAAATCCGACCTCACCGGCAAGATCGTGGACCACATGACCCGCGAAGAGGGCACTGATCAATGGGAAGTGGTCGAGTTCCCGGCGATCCTGAACGACAAGCCGCTCTGGCCTGAGTTCTGGGGCATTGACGAGTTGATGGGCAAGAAAGCCTCGATGGACGTGCGGTACTGGCAGGCCCAGTACATGCAGCAGCCGACATCGGAGGAAGGTGCCCTTATCAAGCGGGAGTGGTGGCAGGTCTGGGACAAGGAGACCCCGCCACAGTGCGAGCACATAATAATGTCGCTTGACGCCGCGCAGGAGAAGACCAACCGGTCGGACTTTAATGCCCTCCTGACTTGGGGCGTCTTCTTCAACGAGGAGACCAACAACTACAACATCATCCTGCTGAACGCCGTCAAGGAGCGCCTTGAGTTCCCCGAGCTCAAGCAGCGGGTGCTGGAGGAGTACAAGGACTGGCAGCCGGACTCCTTCATCGTCGAGAAGAAATCGAACGGTGCGGCGCTCTATCAGGAGATGCGTCGGATGGGGGTGCCCCTCAGCGAGTTCACGCCGGGCAAGGGTCAGGACAAGATAAGCAGAGTAAACGCCGTATCTGACCTTTTTTCTTCAGGTATAGTCTGGGTACCAGACAGGCGCTGGGCTTGGGAGGTGGTCGAGGAGTGCAACGACTTCCCATCCGGCACACATGATGACTTGGTGGACGCGACGACTTTGGCACTCTTGAGGTTCAGGCAAGGCGGGTTCATACGCCTGCCGACAGATGAGCCCGAGCCGACCAAGTGGTTCAAGAGCCACAGACGCGAAGCGTATTACTAGGAGATTTTAGATGGCTATTGATAAAGGTTTGTACGAAGCGCCGATGGGGCTTGACGCCCTGTCCTCTGAGCCCGACCTGCAGATTGAGATTGTGGACCCGGAAGCGGTGCGTATTGGCATCGACGGTGCCGTCATCGAGCTCATGAAAGAAGAGCCCCGCGCTGAACAGTTCGACGCAAACCTTGCCGACTACATGAACGAGAACGACCTGCAGAGTCTTGCGGGCGATCTTATTGGAAGCTTTGAGCAGGACCTCTCTAGCCGCAAGGACTGGCTCGACACATATATTAAGGGCCTGAAGATTCTTGGCATCAAGTACGAGGAGCGTACGGAGCCGTGGCCGGGTGCGTGTGGCGTGTTCCACCCCCTCCTGATGGAGTCGGCGGTCAAGTTCCAGTCTGAGACCATCATGGAGACCTTCCCCGCTGCCGGGCCGGTCAAGACCAAGATCGTAGGTAAGGAGACCCCGGAGAAGAAGGACGCCGCCATTCGCGTGGCGGACGACATGAACTATCAGTTGACCGAGGTTATGAAGGAGTACCGCCCGGAGCATGAGCGCCTGCTCCTCTCGCTTGCCCTGTCGGGTAACGCCTTCAAGAAGATGTACTTCGATCCCTCGCTCAACCGTCAGACTGCGGTCTTTATCCCGGCTGAGGACATCATCGTCCCCTACGGTGCGCCGAACCTTGAGTCATCTGAGCGTGTCACGCACCGGATGCGTAAGACCAAGAACGAGCTGCGCAAGCTCCAGTATGCGGGGTTCTACCGGGACATCGACCTTGGTGACCCGATCCGCACGATGGACGAGGTTGAGAAGCAGAAGGCAGAGGATCAAGGCTTTTCGGCGTCGATGGACGACCGGTTCCAGCTTCTTGAGATGCACGTCAACATCGAACTGCCGGGCTATCCCGACGTCGATAAGGACAACAACGAGACCGGGCTCGCTCTTCCTTATGTAGTGACCATCGAGAAGGGCACCGGGACGATCTTG